TATCTTAGAGTATCTTAGAGTATCTTATCGAAAATCTTACCCCCTTACCCCCACTTATGGGTTACTTAGAGTTCCTTTAGGTGTCCTTAAGGGTATTGTTACCAGTTGAGACCACAACCTCAAACCACAACAAACAACTTAAGAAGGAGAAAAAACGAAAGTTTCTTTTCCTATTAGTGCATCAATCAAGGTCATTCTTAGTTAAATCATTAATAATCAACCAAGAAGGTGTGTTTGAACGGAACGCAGTGGAGGAGGGAGGGGGAGGTAACGACCTTTCCCTTCGTAACGAAGAGACCCAAGGCAAGCCTTTGAAGCACCACGGAACGTGGCTAACCAAAGAATGCTCCCTAGGATGCCCTACAACGTCCGTTATGGTTGGTTTAGCTGTCATCTACCATGAACCTCCCCCACAAGCCCTCCTAGACCCCTCTGAGGCCCAAAGAACCACAAGCCAGCTCAATGGCCTCACCGTAGGATCCAGCAAGTGATCGTTGTCCAACCTCATTACCGAAGATGTCCCACTCTCGTTTGTTGCTTCCGAAGAAAGGCTCAAGGATCACTGAGGGCATCGAGGGGAGTCTTACGAACAAAGCCCCACGGTCATCCTTGGTTAGCCCCTTGTTCCCTCGATTCAAGAGGTCTGGGTAGTTTTTCTTGAAGGTTTCCCCAAAGGTGTCTGCGATGATCTTGGATTTCCTTGAGTTGATCCAATAAAGGAACTCGTATCCCTTGGCCAAGGCGTTATCGGCACAGTTGAAGTGAAGTTCTACCGCGAAGTCCACCTTAAGCAACTCAAGTTGAGCCGCAAGCCAAGTCATGGCACCACCGTAACCCGTGCCATCATAGTGAGTGAAGACAACACAGTTGATTCCTCGACGCTCCAAGTCCATCCTTAGGTACTCAGTGACCTTTTGGTTGTACGTCCATTCAGAGGCTCCAGTAAGGCTAGAAGCCCCGCTATCACCTTTTCGGCTGTGTCCTACACAAAGAGCAATCAAAGGCCTCCTAGACCCCTTAGCGGCTCCGTATGGGGGTAGTAGTGACTTGACGATAGTTGTTACACTCATTTTTACATCCATTGGTTTACGTTACGTTGATTATTATTTCGTTTAAAATAGGAATCTGCTAGCTTAGTCAGCTCTTCGTTCAAAAGGTCTTCTTTACGGTCATCGATGCGCCTATTGGCATCTTGGGCCATGTGTTCACTCCAGTAGGCCACGGCGATTGCAAGGGCATCTAGGCGGTCATCATGGGTCAACGCACCGCGATCTCGGGTGATCCGTGACAACTGGTACATCAACTGGTACCGCAATTGGGAATCTGTGGGGTACACGGAACAAGACTCGTAGTCCTTCTTGATGGACTTAGGGTCGAACACAAGGCGGTGTTGGTTCATCACAGGCTCCAAGGTGTCCACTATGCGCTTCTCCTTTTGGGTGCTGTGACGGACTTCGTTGATGGTACACGGGTGGACTTTCTCCAAGTAAGGCTTAAAGATCTCCGTGAACATCCCATCACCGAAGTTGGACTCCACAATGATCTCATTGACGTTGTGTTGGTGAGCCTTAAGTGCCAAGGTCTTCAACACGTCAGCACCGTAGCCCCCTTGGAGACCGCCGAACTCAGCGACGTATAGGTAGCCGTTAAGCATCTTCACAACTGCCCAAGCTGTTTCGTCCTTACCTCGGCCAGATGGGTCAATCGAAAGGACTGAACCTTGGTAGTCGATGTGATCCCCAACAGTCCTGAAGGGTCGATAGAACCTGTCACCTGTGAAACCTACGTTGGGAACAGAAGCGTCCCACATAAGGTCAGGTGCCTGTGCCCACACAAGTTTCTCAGGAGCCTTGTCCCTGTCGATGTCCATCACGATCAAGTCGTTGATCTTAAGGGGATACCTATCCAAGTCGGACAACTTAGGATCAAGCATGAACTGCATGGCAAACCCAGTGCGACCATAGGACACCTCCCGTTCAGCAAGGTCTAGCTCAGAGAATCGAAGGGCTTCACTGGGCATCCCCTCACGAGCGTCATCGACACACAGGGGGCTTACAAAGCTTTTATAGGACTTCTCGTTCTTGGCTTGAGTGACGATCTTGGCAGGCCAAACACACGACTTGTACTCCCGATCTGAGATCAACTTGTTGTAGATCGAGTCTTCACACTGGGGAGTCCCAAGGAAAAGGATCTTGGAGGACTTAAGGGGCTTAAGGATGGCCTCGAACTCTCGCACCTGTTCCCCAAGTTTATCCCTGAGTGACTGTGTTGCTGAGTTGTTTGGTACCTCCACGTCGTCAGCCACAATAATATCCGCACGAGAACCTGTGAGCTGCGAGGTGATCCCTAGGGACTTCACAGAGGGCGCGTGAGACGCTGGTGCTGGCCCAACATCAAAGGAGATCTTGGAGAACCGCTGTTTGTCTGTGGGCTTCAGGTGTTCCAACAGGGGCATCTCGTGGATCAACCTCAAGGTGAACGTAGAGAAGTCATCGGCACGAGTCTTGGACGCAGAGACCACAAGGATGTTCTTAGATGGATCTAGGAGCAACTGGTGGACAACATACGCGGAGCAAATCCAAGACTTTCCAACACCCCGAAACCCCTGAAGAACGTCCCGTTTAGGCCCGTGCTGCATCCTGTCAGCCATTTCATACTGAATGGGTGTTGGATCAGGAAGATTCAGTTGTTTCCAGCACAGGTACAGGAAGTTTCTGAAGTCTCTAAGTTGAGGTGGCACTTGTTGCATAGGTTACTCTCCGACAGCTCGCTCAAGTCCTTCGTCACGGAATGGCAATAGGTTCACCAGTTCACCCAAGGGGCTGCTCTTGGTTACTGTTGCGTAGATTCCGTTGTCCTTAAGCATCTGACGGGCAGCGTTAAGGAGTGCTGGGGATGACTCACCACCTTTGATTTGTTGGATGAACTCGTCGATCAATAGGTCTTGAAGACCCTCCATTTTCAACGCACGGTCGAAACTTACTTCTTCACTTAGGTTCATTATTTTTGTTGGTTCTTAGTTCCTTAAGTATCTTAATGATCATGTAGGCCAACGTAGCGAGACCGACTAGAATTGCAATACCTGTGTTCACCTGTTCAAGAGAGAGGTTTGCTAGAAGTCCTATGATGCCTACAAGTGCTGGAGGGTGGGTGTGATCGTTCATTAGGCGATCTTCCAGATTTTAAGAGCTGCGTAGCGTTCGTTACGACCTGCAAGGGCTACCTGTAATCCTAAACCATCAGTTGCGCGAGCTAATACAGTGTAATGACGGAGTTCAATCACAGTGCTACTTGCTGTCAGTGTAACGACGTTTGTTCCTGAACTTAAAGTCACAGTTCCATCTGATGAGTGAGAAAAAGCATTATTTCCATTTCCAATAATACCAGCAGTTGCAGGAGATACTTGATATATTAACGCAGCGTGACCGTTTGTTTTGTATGCTTGACAAGAATAATCAAAAATATATTTTCCAGCAGGAAGCGTTACTTGGTATGTTCCAGCATTTAAAGATGCCCCAGTAATTCCATTTTCAATAAGCGTATTTAGCGCCCTAATGTTTTGAGTTACAGCCACAGCAGCACCTCCAGCGGTTCCAGAAGCAGCCTCTTCCACAACGTAAAGAAATTGCTTGGAGAATGGCTCGTTAATCGCAGGAAGCGTAAGTGTTTTACCTGAAAGATCCAAGGTAGTCGCAAGCTTTGCAGCAGTCACGTTGGCATCAAGGATCTTTGCGGTAACCACAGCGTTAGTTCCTAGCTTTGTGGCAATAACAGAACTATCTGCTAGCTCTGCGGCTCCTACGGCTCCAGTTGTAATATGCTCGTTAAGCACACAGTCGTCCGCAAGTTTCGTAGCATCAACAGCATCGATAGCTAGTTTATCGGTGGTGATTGCTCCGTTGTTGATGTCCGCAGTAAAAATAATAGAACGATTTGCGGAATCTGAGGCATCTTGAGAAACCTCTTGGGCTGCAAACAACGAGTGCCTATAGGCTGTATTAAGAGCATCCTCGGACAACACAGCACCACTTGTGAACTCAATCAATGGCAACACAGTTGTTGATCGATAGATGCGAATCTTTGAATACGCTGAAGGAGCGGCGGTGAACGTCAGGGTCTTTGTAGATGTATTAACGGTAGCAATGGTGCTTGTAATATCCGTCTTGGTTGTTCCACCAGTACCACTGTAACCGATGACCTTTACATCCGCAGACGTAAGAGCATCAAAGCCGTAAACAAAGGTGGTTCCAGAAAGCCCAGTGTCAGTTTGAAAATATGAAAGTTCGTAAGTAGTAGCCATGTTAATAGTCGTTTTTAATTCTTATTGTTGTTTCTCAAATTTACCTAAGCGATAATCATTTTGCTTTTGCGTTATTTCACCTATCTTTTTGTAAAGCTCAGGAAATTCTCCAAGCATTTCAAATTGAGCTTTGTTGCGATAACGCTTAACAACCTTGTTGATCAAAGTGATTCTAGGTGATGACTTCCCAATTTGATCTTCAATGTTATTCTTTGGAAGAGCCTTATACTCAGAAGATTTCATCATTGAAGACAACGCTTGTCGAACATTTTGACCATCAATAGTCGTTGTTCCAGAGAGTTCAAGGAACCTATCGTAAGCCTGCTTGCCGTTCCCATTAGTGAAACTTCTCATATCCAAGTCATCTAACCCGTGGATTTTCGCAGGAGGAAGAGCAAAGCCGTGAATCAATGATCCTACCTCTTGATCAACAATATCGTTCTTTGCTGTTGAAACGTACACAGGACTAAGCGCACTTAGCAGACCCAATGGGTTTTCTTTGTACACCGTATCACCAAGGAAGGTTCTTTGTGGAGGAAGGATTTCACTGGCAACTGGGAGTCTCTTAAGAACCGAATCAACCATGCTACGGCTTTCCCGTTGGATCACCATGTTCTCCGTATTCTGAAGCTGATTCAGTGTGTTTGGAACGAATCCACCAGCAATATCTTGAAGCAATTTAGGCCCGTAGGTCTCTGGATCACGAGCGCAGTTCATCAAGTTATTCAAACCACGGAGGTAACTTTTATCCGTAAGGTTATAAGTAAGAGTTACAAGTAGACCTGACATAGCATTAGTAACAGCATCCTCACTTTTTGGAGCATTCACCTTATTGAATTCCATAATATCTGCCATGATTCCAAGTGGCGTAGCAATAGGGTCAATGCGGTTATAACTATAATACTTATCGCCAATCTTAAGAGAGTAAGGTTGCCATCCAGTTGCCTTAAGTGAGTCCTTTTCTTCCTTGTTTTGAGGCCCACCTCCGGTAACTGCTCCTTCATTGTTCATCATATACATCATGGCACTCGTAGTGAATACAGATGCAACACTCATACGCCCAACAAGTTCAGCCTTAAATGCAGGAGTACCTGTAGTAAATGCTTCACGGAACTTTGAACTTGTTGCTAGTAGGATAGAATCCTTTGCAAGTCCTAGAGGCGAACGACTAAGGCCGAACTTAAGGATGTTTGTTGGGGTTTTAACAAATGGAAGAACGAACTTTAGAACTGGATGCTTTTCTAGGACGTTCATCACACCTGTTGTAAAGGCATCTCCAGTAGAGTTTGAGAAGGTAGTCTTTTGAGCATAATCAAGAGCAGCATCCGCCAGCGCACTTTTCTGTTTACTGAATGGATTCTTTTCATACTCCTTCGCAATGAATCGATCATACTCAACACCCATATCAGCAGTTAATCCTGCCGCTTTAGCTTTTGCATTATACTCTTGAAACAGACTTTTCTCGTTGTACATCTGTCCACCCTTTGTAACCAAGTCTCCAAGCTTACGCTCAACATAAGCAGTTAATTGAGTACCGTCTTTGATTCCCTTTTGAAGTCCTTCAACATACAGCTCTTTACGAATGAACTGGCGATAGGCAATCTGTTTTGCAATCTCATCCCCACCAGTCATTAAGGTCGAGTGCATTCTCGTAGCTGTGCCTAGCCAATTGATTACCTTTCCAAAGGTTCCCTCTGGATCAAGATCAAATGCCTGAGATGAAATAGCTCCGCCAGCAACTCGTCCTTCACTGAAACTTCCAGCAGCTTTTGGATTCAATACGCTTTCTCCAGTTTTCATGGAAAGAACAGCTGCATCCATAACTTCTCCAAATCCTTGAACAGTTGTGAAGGCACTCATTTGAGCCTTAACGTAATCAAAATCACCAACAAGAGCGTGACCAATAGTCATCTCAGTATTTTTTAACAAATTGGTCATCAAGTTACCGAGGTTATTAACAACCTGTGTAGTTGGACTAAATAGGCTATTGATGAACCACTCGTGGGTAGCATTAAGCATTTTTCCTCCCAAGGTAGCATTCTGAGCAGCCCTAGCCATACTCATGCGTTTCTCAAGGTCATCGACGTTACTAATCAATGCTAGGTGAGCTTTGTACTCATTCATTGATCTAGAGCCGATCATCTTAGCTCCGTTCTTTGCCATATCCTCACGACGAAGAATCTTATCAGCGGTCATCCGCTTGCTACCTTCATCAATAAGGTTCTTCTTGTATTGATTGATCTGATTCTTGATCTCATCAATGTTACGCACGGGCTTTTGAGGAAGAAGATCCTTACGAGCTTTGAGTTCCAACGCCTGACGACGAGCTTCATCTGGGGTAAGCTGAGAAACTCTTTCAAGTTCCTTCATTGCCGTTTCGATCTCAGCGTTTTCCTTGATGACCTTCTTATGATAGGCAATAAGTTCATCAAGTTTAGCGATCTCAGGAGCAACTACTTTTGCTGGTTTAGGAACAATAGGATTACCTGCATTATCGAACCCAGACTCAAACCCAACACCCGTAGTATTAGCCCTACGAAGTTCATCAAGTTGCGCACCTTTCTCTAGCTTTTGGTTTTCAACAGCAGCAACACGTTTTGCTTCAAGCTCTTTGAGTTTTACCGCCGGATCGCTCAGAAGTTGTTTCTTAAGTTCCGCTGTGCGAGCTTTGACTTCTGCAGCGCGACTTGGAGGAAGCTTGATAGTAAGATCATTCTTAGCCTTTTGTTCTAGTTCAATCTCTTTGAGACGCTCTGGCCCCATCTTGCGTACATCTTCAAACTCTTTAAGAGCCTTTGTAAGAGCAATATGCTCATCCTTCATCTTCTTATAAGATGCAATGGTCTCTTCAAGATGCCGTTCTTTTAAGGTCTTTTCACGAACTTTCTTAGATGGAATCCGGTTTCCAGCATCATCTACAGTGACTTTGTAATCAGCACTATTTACATCCGTAAAGGCAAGTTTACGCTCAACAGCAAGGTCTCCTTCAAGTTTTGCAATCTTGTCTTCATAGGACGTTGCGATTTTCTCAGCATCAACTTCTCGTGGAGTAGTTCCTTCTTTTGGAGTGGAAACATCTGGGGCATCTGGATTGATTCCCTCAACATCTTTAACGATTGCTTCAATATCTGGATTCTGCGTATCAATAACCTTTGTACGACCTTTACCTTCATCCAGAACATCTGCTGATACTTTTCCGTTACTAAGTCTTCGATCAGAGAGTAAATTAGAGGCTTGTGTCCCTTTAACAGAATAAACAGCAAGGCAATCTTGGTAGTGAATACCAGCATCGTGCATCTTAGCTTCAGCCTCTAAAGCGGCATCACCAGTTTTACCTATAGCATCCTTTGCCAATGCTAGCCACGCTTCAGCGGCACGTTGTGTTTCTTTCTTAAGCAGAAATTGTTGAACACGACTTGCATCAAATTGTTCTGGATTAGCAGTATCCATCAACTTATTAAAATCATCTGGATCAAGCCCATTTGCAGCATAGTCAGAACGTCCTTTAGCTAGTATTTCTTCTGGAGACTCATAAGGAAGACGCTTGTAATCTAGCAACTCAGACATCTTTGCGAGTCCATCAGCAATCTCTTTAGGACTGTTAGCATTCCGAAGAATATCTGATGAAAGAGTTCCAACTGCTTGTGGCCCACCCTTTAGTTTATCTGGCTCCAATGTGACTGGATCAATCTTAGGAATATCAGCAAGAGGCTCACCTACGGATACCTTGGGTGCCCGTGGTTCAATGATCATTCCAGCACCCACGGGAGTCTCAGTAGCGGGAGCAAAGATTACGGGTTGATTAAGATCTCTAAAGCTTCCTCCATCAGCAGACTGCATCGCATTGTTAGCAACCCGTGCAGCTTCCTCTGGGAGCATTCCAGCATCTACTCCACCTTTGAATTCCTTCATTGCCTTGATGCCCTTAGTGAACAACGGAGCCAATGCTTGTTGACCTCCTTCCATAAAGAGTCCCTCGATGACGTTCTTAAAGCGTCCTTCGACTTCATTGTCATCCTTGTTGGCTTTAAGGTAATCCGTTACAGGATTCTTCAATGCAGGATAAGCTTCGATAAGATTCGATAGGCGTTCGTCTTGCCCATCAAAAGCAATGAAGTCAGTCACTGCTCCTTGAAGGAACTGCTTGCCGATACTAGCCGCCTTCTTAACCCCAACACCCGCTTCAGCTAACATACCAGCAGCCTCAAGCCCCTTAGCACCCTTCTGAAGGAGTCCAAGTCCCTGACCAACCTTACCTAATGCTCCTCCAACTGGAATGAATCCCGTGAGGAACTGGGTAGCACCTTCAACAAATCCACCAACAGTTGATGTAGACTTCCCAAGGAACCTTGTGTCCCAGTTAGGAAGAGCATCACCAGTAACAAAGTCACCAAGGTCGTAGATGCTTTTAGCAAATCCTTCGATACCCCTAAGTGGAGCCATAGCGACATCCTTGGCATCAAAGAAGCTTCCTTCTTCCTGTTGTGAATCGTTAGCAAAGGGAGCATCAGTGAAACCACGAGCAGCCGATTCGGTTACAGCAGATGCAGCTTGTGCCGCGTTATCTTCTAGAATGGATGAAATAAGAGACATGATTTTTACTTGGAGATTTCAATGTTGTGAGCAGAGTACCACTCTTGTTGACCTTTGATCAAGCGGTTATAGTTACCAGCATAGCGATCGTTGGCGATCTTTTCAGCAGCAGCGCGAGCTTCTGGTTGATCAAGGTTACGCATGATAAACGTAGGAAGAATCTGATATGTTGATTCGCTGTTTGGTTGATTGAAAACGTAATCAATAGGATATAAAACCTTTCGATTTGTTACTTGAGTCATTTGACCTGATAAATCAAAAATACCAAAACCAGAAATACTTTCAGGAACTTCTGATTCAATGAATCCTTTTTGAACAGCATCCCAAGGAATTCCAATGGTCTTAAATCCGTTTGTGAGTTCTTGACGAGCTTTGAGCTTATCAGTAGGCAATGCAGTTGCAGCTTTTACAGCAATCTTAGGAGCCTCAGTGTTCCACTTGTTCTTCACAGACTTGTAGACTGGTGTATGATCCACAGGGCTTGTCAAACGCGCCGCAATACGATCATTCTGGTATCTTTCAATGTACTTAGAATCACTCTCAAACAAATTATTTGAAACACGAGGTTTACCGCCTGTATCAAATAGAGTGTCGCTCTTTGCTTCCGCAATACTTTGTTGAAGACTTGCTTTCTTGGCTTCTTCTGGGGTTGCGCCAGCGTCTTCAAATGCTTTTGCTCTGTCACGCATCATCTGCGTTTGAGAGGTAACTTGAGCTTCTTGAACCCGATTAAACACAGGACTCGTCTGCATATCCTTCTTCAATTCGTTCTTAACTGCATCTCCAAAGTCTTGTCGAAAGGCGTTAGCAAGGCGCATATGAAGATCCTTTTGGGCATTCTTGTCAGGAGTTCCTTCAAAACGAATGGTTTTCCCAGCAACCTCATAGTCAAACGATTGTTCATTCTGAATCATGTTTGTTTGGTCTTGGTTCAAACGACTGTATTTAGGAAGTAATCTACCAACTACGTTATCAGCAATCGCGGTAAATGCGGGATTAACCATCTTAGTTCCCTCTGCTGATGTCTTATAGGCTAACTCTTGTAGATCCGGATTAGCGGCAATAAAGCTTTTTGATCCCTGATCGCTAGCAATCGAAGCAATGTCTTTAACTGCTAAAGCACTACCGCCATCCTGTTGAAGTTTTGTAATCTCCTTATCACCGTTACTTGCTCTTGTGAATTCCAACGCAGACATATTTGATGCCAATGTATCAAGTTGATTCAAAGCTTTCTCTTGATCAACAGGAGTAAGACTTTTATCTTTCATGATATTATCTACACGCTTTGTGTAAGCATCGTCATGATTAACTCCAGCAGTTAAATCTTGTCTAAAACCAAGCAACTGTGGGGCAATGATGTTATCAATCTTTTCCTTGGAAGTCCTTTCGTTCTTTGCTGCAAATTGTTCTTCCTCACGGTCTACAAGATCCTGAATACTAGCCAACTCAAGTTTTCCTTGGATAGATCCAAAGATTGGTTGATTAGCCAGTTGAACACCATCAAACGATCCAAGAAGCTTATTGGCTTCCATGAATTTACCACTTGTTGAAAGGGTTTTTACTTGGTCAATAAGCTTTGAACGGGAGATTTTAGAAACCTCAGATGGACTGTATCCAGCCTTAGAAAGATTTTCAGCGTTTAACTGGGTGATGTTATTCACTCCATCCACAAAGTTCTTTTGGATCGTTTCCGAGCTTGCAGCAAATCCAACAATCTTCGCATCATTAAGTGGGTTCTTTCCAGATGGGCTATAGAGGTCAAAGCGGCCAGTCAATGGTTTACCAGCAACTTCAGTAGCAGTTACATCCATCCAACGACCTGTGTGAGTTTTACCATCAGCAGTGTGAAGAGTAACGCTATCACGCATTTTGATGCCTTGGGATTTTAATAGATCAGCAATATCTGAAGATACTCCAAAGTCTTGTTCAGCGATCATCTTAGCAGACGTAGGTTTTCCTGCTTTAATCAAAGCTTCTTCTTCTGGAGATACGTTTGCTCCGATTCCTAACATATCGTTGGCATTTTTATAGGGATCGCTATCATATCCAAAAATACTCACGCGAGCGGCATCGCTGGATACCTTAGTCATTGTTCCGCTGGAGTTTGAAGCAGCAGGACTCAAAGGAGTTCCATGAGCATCATCAACGGGAATTACGTTATTCAATGCTTCGTCCTTATTGAACTTACCTACATTCTCATCGAAGAATGAAGTCTGCTGCTGAACTATCTTAGGAACAACTTCTTCAAGCAACTGGTTGTGAAAGGTAGTTGCATAGGGACTCTTTGAGGTGTACTCACTAAACTTATCCGTAAGCTCCTTTACGCGCCCTTCTGTGTACGTCTTAAAGTCCTCTGTGGTAGTAATTCCCATATCAGCATATTCGTGAATGGGTTTGCTCTTAAGTTTTTCTTGTAAGTCTAAGAGCTGTGGTTGAACAGTTGAGTTGTAGTACCTCTTGTAAGCTGTCTCAACAAACGTCTTCTCCTTACCAAGCTTATCAAGGAAACTCTTGGCATTAGGATCACCACTTTCAACTAGGTTCTTAACTTCAAGTGGACTTAAAGCATTTGCTTGGATCTCCCCTTGTTTCGCTTGGATGTCTACGAATTGATCAAGAACCTGAGAGCCTCCTTTGAGCGCCCGAGCAATCTCAAGTGCCGCATTGGTTTTAGGTGCTTCCTGTACCTGTACGTTGTATTGACCACCACGTTGGATTGTGGGACGAAGGGACATCTGACCCAGATCAAAGTTAACCTGTTCACGCCCACCACTGCCTTTGAGTGCTTTAAGAAGTGCTTCTTGTTGAGTTGCCATAAAAATTACTTAGCTTTTGGTGTTGTGAGTCCTGCCTTTTGACCAGCAGAGTAAAGACTTGTACCTATTTGGATTCCTCCAATAATGTTTCCAACATAATCCGGTTGTGCAATAGGTTGGTTGATTCGGAGAAGATTCCGTTGATAACCAGAACCTGCTGATTGAATTTCCATTGTCCGTGCAGTACCAACCATCTCAGCTTGTTTCTGTTCAGAGAACGCATAGGTTGCCTGTTTGCGAGAGATGTTAGCCACAAGTGCTTCAACACTGAGACCTGAAACACCACCTTCACCAGCAGCAACCACAGCAGACGACTTAGCTTCTTTTCCTTTGATCTCCGCTTCTTGAAGACGTTGAGATTTAGCAACCTGTTCTTGTGCCTGCTGTGAACGTAGTGAAGTAACCTCTTCAAGATACCGCTGACGCTCTTGTTGGGACGCTAGATTCTGTTGTTTCTCTTGAGCATCTCCAGCTTGCTTTTGTCCCATTGTGCTTGAAATAGCACTAATAGCTCCTACTGCAACAGAAATGGAAAGTGGGTCACACATGATTAGTAATAGTAAATTGGATGAAAGGTTGATTATTTTTAAGGGTTATCTCAGGGCTGAACTCAGCTCCACAATAAAGGAGCCATCGGGCAGCATCGGTGTTATCGAGGTGAACAAAGTTTCGTGCAGTGCCTCCTACTTCCTTGAGCATCGCTTGGATCCACTCAGGGCTGTGTCGAACAAAATCTCGTCCAGCTCTAGGAACCAAGAGGTCACTTGCAAGCGCCCAGATGTACGCACCGTTGTCGTAAACACCACAGCCAAACATAGCCAAGGGTGTCCCATCGAACCTATCGCAGATCGTGAAGGTACACAGGTCAAGTGTAAGGCCAATCCTAAGTGCTTCCTCGGGTGAATGACCACCACAGTGACACTCAAGGGCATCCATAGGTCTCATGGACTCAGCGATAGGAGCCACGTCGGAAAACCTAGCAGACCTAATGATGCACTTCTGGTAACTCCTAAGAGTATCTGGAAGCTCTTGTGTGGGCATTTGCTTCAAATTCTGCGGACTGGAAGTTAGCTGAGAATGCACTGTCATTGATGATCTTGATAACGCAATCCTTGGCCTCTGTAAAGATTGAAAACCTAGCCAACCCATCCTTGAAGATCATAGAGCCAGCACGAGTGACATCAATAATGCTAGGGCTGTAGTCCAACAACGTAGTCTCACGGGCCACAGGAGTGACCTCAATGCGGAACGACGCAGCCTTAGAGTAGAACACGGTGCCATTACGAAGGATGAACCTAGTAAGCCCTGAGGGTGTCCCCTGTGGGCCTCCTTGTTGCTTAAACACAGGCTCACTAAAGGTGTACTCCATGTTGTAGCGGATTCCGATAAAACAGATTGATGGACGATTAAGGTACACCGTGTTACCTACGATGTTAGTTATCTTCACGTTGATTCCCTTTTCATCATAGGCTTCAATAACATCAGCATCAGTGACGTGATAGGGAAGCGTGATGGAGTTCGTAGGCCCACTTGTTACCTTAGTAAGTAGATCAAGGTGGTATGAGAAGTTCCCTAAGGTGTCTTGCTCAGTCCTTTGTTCCTCCATGTTGATGTATGCAAGGATTGCCTCGTTAGTCTTATTACCGACGATGTAGAGCTTACTGTTCATAAACTCAAGCCCTTGGATGTCCATTGCAAACGTGAACTTAGACCAACTTGAGATTACCTTTTCATTACCACTCCAGTAGAACTTGTAGACGTAGATCGTATTAGTTTCCCCGTTTTGAGTAAGAATACAGATAAGGTTCTCAGTAGACGACGCAACAATCTTAGTGGTAGTTCCTGACGTGATGTACGAGGGGATCTGAGAAGTGATGTCAGCAGAGTCGTAGGTGGACGAAGAAGCATCCAGTTTGAACTCCCGAATCCCAAGGTAATTACCACGGGTGAACGGGAAGTAAACATACGACCCAAGGCCCATAGGTTCCGCTGAGGTATCCACGCCGTAGTTGGTGATCGCTGTGATTGCAATGTTCTTTGAGGTCAACGTGTCGCCACTCTTAACAACGAACTGACCACGATCAGCAAACAGAATAAGGTTCTCTTGGAACGCCACAGCCGAGGAGAGCTTAGAGATCGTCGTAGAGGCCGCAGAGACATCGATAGGATCTGAGTCCAACAAGGTGCGTACCGTGGTTCTAAAGAAGTTAAAGAACTGCCCAGCTTCACTGAACAACACCGTGTCATCCGTAAGCAACCCAAGGCGATTCTTGAAGAAGAATAGGTTGTTGATGGGTTTCCCAATGAACGACGGAAGTGGATTAGAATCATTGTCACCAACAATTCGATCATTCCAAAGGGACTCTGAAAGTGTGAAAGAGTTCAGCCCAGTATTCAAGAGCTGATACGGCATCGTTGTTTGATCAATCTTATAGGTAATCCCGTAGCCGACGCTTTCAATCCATCCGCCAACACCAAAGACTCCCTTGTCGTTTGTCTGAAACTGAACGTAGTAATCGTCTTCCTTGGAGTCAATAGAACCTCGTACGGATACCGTGAAGTTATTAGGAGCCTGTACAGGAAGATCTGAGATGTCATCAACAGTCTTAAAGACGATCCCTATGGCTGTGTTGGCGATACCGTCTTGGCTTGTAAGATAGAAAGTGTTTCCATCTTTCCTTGTAAGAGTGATAGAGCTTCCGTTGGTAATGTGGTCATAGGAAGTACTGACAGTATTCAGTGCTGTATTTAGCCCTGTAGCGATCACTGAAGTATCAGCGTTTGCACCAGTAGAAGAAGTAAGTGACGTATAAGTAATCTCATTAGAACCCGCAGAAGACTGAGGATAGCTCATTAAAGCTGTACGGCTATTAACCGTAAAGGTTCCTCCATCGACCACTGTGACGCTTGTAATTGTCCCTGTAATATCATTGACGTTTACTGTAAATACAGGAGTTTCACTCATGCTTCCACTTCCATCATTAACAATCGTCAATATTGGGGGAAACTCAGATGAATACCCAGAGCCAACATTAGTTACCGTAACAGCTGAGATCGTATAACGACTAAAGACAGAAGAAACAAAGGTCAACGAAACAGTAGCTCTAGTGGCACTTGAGCCGTTAAAGAGTAGCGTGTATTTCTTTTCGTAGTCTCCTTGTTTGATAAACACCAAAGCCTTTGATTCATCTAACAATGGAGAAAGAGTTGAAAGCATCGCGGTGTTCGCTGTGGTATTCAACAGGAACGTCGTGTCAGCCAGCGACATCGCCTTCATGTACTTACGGGCATAGGTGCTTTTAAGGTACTCAGGTAACTCAAAGCCGCCAGTAGTCCCATTGATCGATGCCTCAGTTCCATCAGAAAGATTAAAGGCACGAGCCACTGAGCTATTCAACACAACAGCGTACCGTTCAGTCTCTGAGCGATTGATGAAATGAACATAGTCCGTAGGATGGATTACACTATCGTAGATGTTGGAGATCACCCGAGTACACGGACGCTTCTTAAGGCCATCACTGACGGAACTAAGAGCGTTTATCTGCTCCTCGCATTGGCCCGTGAAGCGGACTTTAGGAGACTGCTGAGAGACCCCTTGGACAAGATTGGAGACAGAAGTAGTGATGTTTGCCATGTTGATTTAGGAAATATCGTTGTTACGATTGATGCCAATTCTAGAAGCCACATCATAATTATCGAAGATAGTGATGTCAGAGTTGCGACCATCGGTCTCCTCAAGACGCGCCTTGGCCATGATCTCATCACGCATGATAAGACTCTCAAGTTCCCGTGAGCCTACTAGGCGCGACTGAAGAACTCTTCCTGCTTTGATGGCGATGTACCGCCTTGCTTGTTCTGGAAGCTCTTCCCAGTCCAAAAGGAAAGTCATGTTCACCGTGAGCGTATCTACGGAGAACGTATTGGTGTTATTCTTGCGATCCCAGATATTCAGACCTCGTTGAACAATATCCACACCACGGTCAACTGCGTCAACTTGGAGGGTATTAGAAGGCACTTGGAAAGTCCCAGTGGGGATTCCTTGTGAAAGTTTGAAGTCTTCTACGGTGTTAAATTGCCAGCCGTCGGATTGAACTTCACGACTAACTTCATCAAGAATGTTCTTAGCCAACGCAGCGGAATGAGGAAGTGCTGTAGCGGAGGCAATGCTGTTCACTGGGGATTCCCCAATGTATCCAAGCATCGTATTAACTGCTTCGAGTTTTGATGTAAGTGTAGCCATTGTGTAAAATAAAATAAAAAGAAGCCCCCTTTAGAACTTTTACGAACTAAAGGGGGCCAAGTGGTTTTATCGATTAGCCAATCGTGACAGCGCACTGCGGACGAAGGACACCATGGCCCATCGCGTACTTAGCAACAAACAGAGTGCCTTGACGCTCGATTTGGTACTCAGATTCAGTGGCAAGATCAAGGAGCTTCACAGTACCAATGGCACTTGGGTGAGCAACGATCATCTCAATAGCCGACACATCGGTAGCATTGTAGCCGATACCATTAGCACCGAACACATCGTTCTTCGACAGCGCATCGTTAGCATCCGCAGAACCAGAAGCAACAGTAACAGCATTCAAGTGATTCGACTTGAAGATACGGATACCAGCGATGGTTGGGATTTGACCAGTAGCGACATTACCAGAACCACCATAAAGGTTATTCATAACGGTATCATCGGAACCGAGGAGCGTGTAGTAGTCGCGAGGCTTAAGGATAGCAAAACGCTCGTCCTCAGGGACATCCTTTTCATCCAAGCTTTGAGCAGCCGCCATGATTGCATCAACAATTTCAGCAGCAGTTGGAGTAGCACTGAGTTTGCCAGTGAGGTTAGTACCGCCGTAACCACCAATAGCCGAAGTATCTTGAGCGGCAGCAACAAGGGTCTTCATTGTTGCAATATCGAAACGCTTCGCAAGAGCCTTACCGAGTTCCTTAGCGTAAATGCTACGGACATCGTAGTGATTCTTGAGTTCGTCGATGTTGGCGATAAAGGTCGAAGCGACCAACAGATCATCGATAGTGATGATACGTTCAGCATGTTTGATATTGCTAAGATAACCAGCACCTGCATCAGCGATGTTTTCGCCAGCGGTGTGATATTTAGCAGTTGCGATTCCAGTCAGTGGGAACTGAGCAGACTTACCGCTTTGAATCGTCCGCACCATGTGCAGATCTTTCATCACGTTCATTTCTTCAAAGGTCGTCAGGATTTCTCCAGAGAATACTTTAAGGAACAGAGCATCCGTGTCGCCAGTATTATTGACTTGACCGAGACGGGAGGGGGAAGTAGCACCATTAGCCATATAATTATTTTAGTTTAGTTTTAGTTTTAGTTTAACAAGCGATGTCCGTGTTTTTTATGTTCGACTATCCTTTCTTGCTAAAGTGAACAATCGGTTGTCCAGCGTACTGGGCCTAGTTCTTACTTTCAAGTAGTGTGATTGTCGTCCTTTTATTATTTGGGACGATTTCTCTTTAACTCATTAGTGAGCTAAAGGGGAAAAGGGAAGAACCATAGCGTTACCTGTGCAGGGCAAGAGGCTATGGCCAAAGGGGGGGGGGGGGGG